GACGAGATGATCGACCGGCACGCGAAGTCGCGGCTCAACCCGATCTTCGAAAGCTGCAAGCCGGTCGCCGCGATGCTCCCGCGCGTTGGGCCGCACCGGACGACGACCGAGATTTACTTCGGCGGCTTCTTCTTTCTGCTCAATCCTGCGAACCTTTCGAGCCAGCAGAGCCAGTCGATCCGCTACAAGATCAATGACGAGATTTGGCTCCCAAAATGGCAAGAAGTCTATGGTCACGCCGTCGCCCGTGTCTCGCGCTTCGAGGAGGTCGGGCGCTCGAAGATTTACAACACGTCGCAAGCGCCGATCATGGATCTCGAGACCGGCAACGTGGAGGACACGAGCTTCCGCCAGGGCACGCAGCAGGAGTGGAGCGCGGAATGTTCGGCGTGCCGCAAGGTTCACCCGCTCGCGTTCACCCTCGAAAAGAACGAGGACACGGGCTTGCGAGGCGGCGTGGTCTGGGACGCAGCGGCGAAGCGCGATGACGAGACGTGGGACGTTCCGCGGGCGGTCGCCTCGTGCCGCTTTCGCTGCCCGAACTGCGGTCACGAGTCACCGGACACCGACACGACGCGCAACGGCTGGAAGCGCGCCGGTCGCTTTGTGCCGCTGAACCCGACCGCGCCGGCGGAGATTCAGAGCTTCCGCGTGGAGTCACTGGTCAGCCGGCCGATGCGGTTACTCGTCGAAGAGTTCTGCGAGGCCGACAATCACTTCGTGCGGCAGGGCGACGACAAAATGAAGATCGAGTTCAAAACGAAGCGCGAGGCGCGGCCGTGGATCGTCGAGAAAAAGGTGGTCAACCTCTTCGTGACAAAGTCGGATTACACCGTCGCGCAGTTCAGCAACGGCGAAGGCATCGACGGCGAGGTCATCCGGTTTATGGCTATCGACCGGCAGCAAGACCACTGGTGGGCCGAGATTGGCGCCTTTAGCTCGGCAACTGGGCCGACCTACAAGCAGCTTTACTTCGGCCGCATCGAGACGCGGGACCAGCTCCGGCAGATGCAGCACCGCTACAAGGTCCAAGACGCGTGCGTCGCACAGGACCGCGGCTACCGGCCGGCCGACGTGGACCGTGACTGCGCGGACTTCGGTTGGCGAGGAATGCGTGGACACGCTCGGAAGACGTGGACGATGCGGGACGACGCGAGCGACAAGCTGATTAACTTCCCGTTCTCGGAGCCGCGCACGAGCGACTACCGCGGCGGGGACGTGTATTATTACGACTGGAGCGGGGATTACGCGAAAGATATATTGGCAAACGCTTTAGAAGGCAAAGGAGACTTGAAATGGTTGCTGCCTGCTGACGTGAATCCCCTCTACCTTGAGCATCTAAAGGGGGAATCCAAAGTTGAAATCAGAACGGGTGTTTGGGAATGGCGTGAGGTTTCAAGCAACGCCGCTAATCACGGACTCGACACATCAGCGATGCTTGTTTGTATGAGTCTTATTTCTGGAGTGCTTAGGTGGACGCCTCCAAGCCAATGAACATCAATCAAGAAAAACTTAAGCGAGGACAAACGAGAGAAGATGGATTGATTTTTTGGGCATATTCAAATGGTTACGAAAACTGGATTTCTCTCAGCGAATTCAACGCCAAAAGAGAAAAAGCCAGAATAGACATGATTGAGTGGCGGAAGTTGAATCCATCTAAGTCGAGAGATGGTGCTAAAAAATGGAGAAAGCAAAATCCGGAAAAAGCCAAAAACTCCTACGCGATATGGAAGAAAAACAACCCTGACAAATTCAAGGAGAAGACACAAAAATGGAGGTTGAGAAACAGGGTTAAGCTTAACGAGCTGGCTAAAGCAAAATACCAAAAAGCGAAGGCGTTAAATCCCGAAAAATTTCGAGAGAAAAGCAGGGTCTCGGCAGCAAGATGGAGGATTAAGAATCCCGAAAAAGCCAAAGAGAGAAGTCGCACTTGGCAGATTGAAAACCGAGCCAAAACAGTCGATTACACGCAAAAAAGAGAGGCGCTAAAAAAGGCTGCGATGCCGGATGATTTTTGGCCGGAGGCAGTTTTAGGACTTTATCGCATCGCTGAAAGAATTACTAGATGCACGGGCATTAAGCATGAAGTTGATCACATTTGGCCGCTTTCAAAGGGCGGTAGTCATTGCCATCGCAACCTGCAAGTAATTCCTTCTAAACTGAATCAGAGGAAAAGCGCGAGGATGGATTACAGGTTGCTTTCTCCGTATCGCAATGAGGGGATGCAGAAGGGACTAAGCCTAGTTTGACGTTTCGGGCACTTGTATGCTCGACAACCCTTTCCTCGGACTGGACACCGCGACGCTGGCGGCGCTCAAGACCAAGACGATTGACGCGATCCAGGCGGTTCTCCTCAACCAGAGTTACAGCCTAAACGGGAAGAGCGTGAGCCGCGCGGACCTTAACGCGCTCAATAATATGCTCGGCAACTTGCAAGACGCCTTGACGGACGCGGCCGGCACGTCAACGGATACGACATTCGTGAGCTTCACGGGCAACTAAACACCATGGACAACGACATTTTCGACGCGTCAAAACTGATCACGCAAAAGCCGTGGCTCGACCGCGCGCTCGAAAACATCGCGCCGACCTGGGCGCTGAAGCGGCTGGAGGCTCGCGTGCAGAAGTCCTTGTTTGAGTATAACGCGGCGCGCACGAATCGGCTCTACGCTCCGAAGCAATACGGCCAGCCGGCGGAGTCATCGCAGAATCAGCGCGACCGCGTGGTCATGATGTATGAAGCGCGCGACCTGGTCGAAAACTTCCCAGAAGCTCGTGAAATCTCGCGGAAGTTCGGCACGTATTTGACGCCGAACGAGTATTCGCCGACGACCGGGGACCGTGACTACAACCAGACGATCAGCCAGTATTTCCACGCGTGGTGCAAGACGTGCGACGTGACGAACCGGCACAGCTTCAAGAAGCTGGTGCAGCTCGCCGCCGAGGAGCGTCCGGTGGACGGTGATTGCGGATTCGTGATTCGGCGCAGCGGCGAAGGTCTCAAGCTCCAGCTCGTGCCGGCCACGCGCATCGGAAATCCGAATGATTCGGCAGTCGCGTCGAACAACTACTTTCAAGGCATCATCACGAATGACTTTGGCCAGCCGGTCGCCTATCGGATTTTCCGAGTTACGCGCGACGGCGTTTACTTTGGAGCGGAGGACATTCCGGCGAACCAGTTCTGCCATTACATGGACCCGTTTCGGGTGGACCAGTATCGCGGCATCACGGATTTCCACGCAGCGATTCAGACCGCGCGGATGATGCACGACATCTTGCAGGCCGAGAAGGCCGGCGTGCGCTTCTCCTCGCAGCAGGCCGCGCTGATTTTCAACGACCGCGGCACCGCGAATCCGCGCAACCTTTTCCAGCCCAATCCGGCGCTCTCGCTTCCGAGCGGGCAGCAGCAGAAAAACGAACTGACCGAGGTCGGCATGATTCGCTATTTCCAGAACTCGGACCGCGTCGAGGTTATGCCGTCGCGTCCTTCGCAGGCGTTTACCGGCTTCGTCCAGCATCTCATGCACGAGATCGCGCTGGGAGTCGGCGTGCCCGAGGGTGTGCTCTTCGGCACGCAGGACTACAAAGGCCCAAGCGTCCGCGCCGAGTTCGCCGCAGCCGACCGCGTGTTCACCCGCCAACAAGGTGTGCTCACCGATAAGGTCCTCGACCCAATCAAGGACGCCGTGATCCTCGACGCTATCGCGCGCGGCGAGATCGCTCCGCCTCCTCTCCTGGCGGGCGAGACGATGGTGCAGGCGCTACGTCGCGCAACCGCGGGCGAGTGGCGTTTCCCGGCAAAGCTCAGCATCGACGTGGGCCGCGAGAGCGCGGCGAACATGAACGAGAACCGCCAGGGGGCGAAGTCTCTGCAGGAGATTGCGGCCGAGGAGGGCACCGACGCGTTCACGCGGCTTGAGCAGATCGCGATTGAAGCCGCCTACGTGAAACAGCTCGCCGAGAAATACGGCGTGCCAGAGACCGCGATTCGGCTCACGACGAACTCACTGCCGAGCACGCCAGCGGCCGCAGCCGCAGCGGGTGACGCGGTGGGCGTCAGCGCGGCAGAGGCGCAGGCTGCGAGCGTCGCACCCGCGCCGGCTGAACCCGCACCAGCTCAACCAGTCGAGCAGCTCCAGAACGACGCCAACCTCGTCACGATCAACTTCGCCGACGGCAGCTACATCCCGACGAACGCAATGGCCGACAACGCGCGCCGTGCGCTCGACGTGCGCGAAAAGAAACCGATGTCGCAGCGCGGCATGACAAGCGTTGGCATCGCTCGCGCTCGCGATCTCATCAACAAGCGGCCGATGTCGGAAGACACCGTGCGCCGCATGAAGGCGTTCTTTGACCGGCACGAAGCCGACAAGCAGGGCGAGACGTGGAGCGAGCAGGGCAAGGGCTGGCAGGCGTGGAACGGCTGGGGCGGTGACGAGGGCTATTCGTGGGCCACGGCAATCGTCGAGCGGCTAAACAAGCAGGCGGAGCAGCCAAAGCAACTGGAGGCGAATCCGATTCAAGTTCGCCGCGCGCTTTCCGCGGAAGCCGAGTCGACCGCCTCTCCCGAGGAATGGCTCGATGCCGTGCAGACCTACCGCAAGAAACAGCTTGGGCGACTCGATACGCTCAAGGACTTGGTGACTGAAAGCAAAAGCATCGTCGAACTGAGCAAGCCGAAGTCGGGAAATAATTAACATGATCAACACGCAGACCCAAATCGACAGCCTGATCGACCTGGCTGTAATTCAGCGCACCGAGCTCAAGCAGTTGATCGAATCCTTGCCGCAACTGCGCGATCACCTTTCGTCGGAGATCGAGCGCAACCTCGAAGAGATCGAGCCCGCGATTCGCTCGGAGCTTGAGCAGTTCGTGGCGGCTCGCGCGCTCGACACGCAGGCCAAGACGAGCGCCGAACTCGGCGCGAAGATCGACGCGATGGCGCGCAATCTGGAGTCCACGACCGCCGCGAAATACTCGGTGCTGATGGCGGAGCGCGCCGAGAACGCGAACCTACTGGCGAAGGCCGAGGCGCGCATCGAGGACGCGGCGTCCATGCTCTCGCACGCGGTCAAGGAAATCGTGACCGACGAACTCTCGCGCTTCCCGCGCGCTGGTGAGATCGACCAACTGCGCAAGGAGTTTGCCGAGCCTCGCGGTCTGAATCCGCGCGGGCGCTGGCAGGTCGGCGAGACCTACAACAAGCTCGATCTCGTCTCGTATAACGGCGACTCCTACGTTTCGAACATCGACGGCAACAGCGAGAAACCGTCGCGCTCTTCCGCGGCATGGACGCTGAGCGCAGCGCGCGGCAATGGCGGCGCAGGCGGTGGCGTGACCTCGATGACAGACCTCGTGCCAGTGCCGGCGAATGGCGAGCTTCTGATCGGCAACGGCTCCGCGTTCGTGAACGCGACGCTTACCGCGGGAACGGGCATCTCGATCTCGAACGGACCTGGCTCAATCACGATCAACGCGACGGATGGCAACATCACGCTCGACGACGGAACGGCCGCGTCGCCTTCGCTGAACTTCACCAACGAGCCGAC